CAGGGTTGGAATTATTCGCAATGTTATTGACTTGATGGCAGATTTTGCTGGTCAGGGTATAACAATCGTTCACCCAAACAAGAGAATTGAAAAATTCTTCAGAGCTTGGTTCAAAAAAGTAAACGGAATGGAAAGAAGTGAGCGCTTTCTTAATACATTATATAGATGTGGAAATGTAGTAGTAAAAAGAAGAAACGCCAAGATAAACAAAAAAACAGAAAACGAACTAAAAGCTCTTGGTGAAACTGATATTGATGTAGTAGACCTAAAGGTCAACAAAAGAGAAATCCCATGGAAGTTTGATTTCTTGAATCCAATGTCTGTTGAAGTAATTGGAAATGAGTTGGCTACATTTGTTGGTCAACCTCAATATGGACTAAAAGTATCAAAGTTAGTTAGAGGCTTGACTAACAAAAGCATGACAGGTGATAGCCCTCACCACAGAAACTTACACGCAATGCTTCCGCCAGATATTCTTAAGGCGATAGAAGATGGACAAAGGGTAATTCCTTTAGATCCAGAAAAGGTATCTGTACATTACTATAAAAAAGACGATTGGCTCGTTTGGGCGAATCCAATGATATACGCCATTCTTGATGATATTATCATGCTGGAAAAAATGAAGCTTGCAGATATATCGGCTTTAGATGGTGCTATTTCTAATATAAGACTGTGGAGCTTAGGAGATCTAGATAATAAAATCCTTCCTACTAAAGCTGCTATTAATAAGTTAAGAAATATCTTAGCTAGTAATGTTGGTGGTGGAACTATGGACTTAGTATGGGGTCCTGAACTTAAGTTCACAGAATCTAGCACTCAAGTATTTAGATTTTTAGGTAAAGAAAAGTATGAACCTGTACTTACCAATATATATGCAGGTCTTGGAGTTCCTCCCACTCTTACCGGAATGGCTTCTGGTGGTGGCGGCGGATTCACCAATAATTTTATTAGTTTGAAGACGCTTGTTGAAAGATTAGAGTATGGCCGTCAGGTTTTGGTTAATTGGTGGAATCAAGAGCTAGAGATAGTTCAAAAAGCTATGGGCTTTAGGCTTCCTGCAAGAATTCATTTTGACCAAATGGTTCTTTCCGACGAAGCATCAGAGAAAACCCTTCTCATTCAGCTCGCTGATAGAAATATTATTAGCGCAGAAACTCTTGTCGAAAGATTTGGCGAAATACCTGAGATTGAAAAAATCAGAATCCGTAGGGAAGAAAAGGATAGAAAGTCAGAAGTTATGCCTCAAAAAGCAAGTCCTTATCATAATCCTCAACATAGGAATGATCTTGAAAAAATTGCTTTAACAAAAGACTCTATGAACCCTGAAGACTTTGGTTTAATCCCTTCTCGCGACACTGGCAATCACCCTCTAACTGAACCGAAAGACAGAAGAGATAAAAGCACTATCGAAAACCAAAAAGAAGAAAAAGAAGATAAAAAAATAGAGAAGGAAGAAAAGAGAGCGGAGATTAAAAAAGATAATTCTCCTAAAGAAGAAAAGTTTGATCCTGTGGGAAGACCTGAAGACGGTAGACCCAGAAACTCTAGAGATAAAGAACAAAGAAAACAAAGAGAAGAAAAACCAAAACTCTTTGCCGCTAAGGATCTGGCTAGCTTAAGTCTATGGGCTAATGAAGCTCAGTCTGAAATTTCCAGCATCATAAATCCGGCCATTCTAGATCATCATGGAAAAGCCAGTCTAAGATCTCTAACAAAAAATGAAATGGATCAATTAGAACATTTAAAGCTTTGTATTTTATGTAATATAGAACCTTATATTGATATAACGCCAGAAGTTGTTGCTGACCTATTGAAGAAGCCAATTGCTCTTTCATCATCGGTTGCAAAAATGCTCCCAGAACTTAAGGACGATTTCTTTAATAGAAAAGATAGACAGCCAAATATAGACGAGCTTCGTCACATGCATGTTTCTTGCTATGCTTTAAGTAAAACAGGGTAACATAAAATCTATATTTTTTGTTTTATGGTGTATATTATTTTGAGGTGATACATGAAAATATACAAAAGCGAAATACAAGCTGGTCTTGAAGACGCAATAAAAGCTAATGCTAGTATTGCCTATTCTTCGCCAGTTAGTTTTTATATACCAAATACAGAACAAAAAGAGAGCATCAAGAACTTAGTTGTTGCTCAAGATAAAGCTATTTCTGAAAACAAAGATCAATACGATCTCTACTACCTTAGCTCTATCTTAGTGTCTACTGGATGGAATAAAAACGATGATGTTTTTGACCTCAATGAAACTTGGGGGGCTAAAGATAGTCCTGTCGATAAACAATTTAATTTCATGCATGATGAGTCTGACATTATTGGTCATATAACTGGTAGTGTTGTTCTTGACTCAGATGGTAATGAAATAGATGATATTAGTAATATAGATAAGTTTGATATTGCAACCAGCGCGGTTCTCTATAATAGCTGGACTACTCCAGAATTAAGAGAGAGGATGTCCAAACTTATTGCGGAAATTGAAGAGGGGAAATGGTTTGTGTCCATGGAATGCCTCTTCAATGATTTTGATTACGCTGTCGTTTCTCCTGACGGAGAGAATACAGTTGTATCAAGAGATGAAACTTCTGCATTTTTAACAAAACATTTAAGAGCATACGGAGGAAGTGGTAAATATGAAGGATACACCGTAGGACGATTATTAAGGAATATTGCGTTTTCTGGAAAAGGTCTTGTTAGCAATCCCGCAAATCCGCGCAGCGTGATTCTCAATGATGTAAACCCTTTTGAAGAAACGCAGGCATTAGAATTAAGTAACTCTAGTATTAATATGGAGAATTGTGATATGTCTGACGTTCTCAAAGAACAGGTTGAAGAGTTGAAAGCTGAATTGGTAACTGCTAAGGAAGCCGCGAAAGCTCTAGAAACCGAAATGACAAAGCAGAAAGAAGAAGAAATTCAATCTAAGATTGAAGCTTTTGAAGCTGTTGTTTCTGAAAAAGACGAAGCTATTGCTGAAGCCCAAGCCGCTGTTGAAGCTGCTGAAGCTAAGCTTGCTGAGTTGCAAGAAGCAATCGCCAAGAAGAATGAAGAGCTTGCTGAAGCTCTGGCTAAAATTGAAGCTCACGAAGCTGAAGTTAAAGCCATGGCACGCAGAGCAGCTTTGGTTGAAGCTGGTGCTGAAGAAGAAGAAGTCGAGGCAATCCTCGAATCTTTTGCTGAAGCAACAGACGAAATGTTTGAGCAAGTTGTTGCTCTAAAGAAAAACGCTCTTAAAAAGATGGGCGTCAAAAAGGACGAAGAAGAAGAAGAAGCTCCAGCATCCGCTGAAGAAGTTGAAGCAGAAGAAGTTCTAGAAACTGAAGCTGAAGAAACTGACGAAGCCGCTGAAGAAGCAGAAGCTGAAATTCTTGAGGAAGTAGAAGAAGAAGCTGAAGCAGCTTTAACTGACGCTGGCGATGATTCTGTTGAAGAATTACGAGCTAGTGCTAGCGATTGGCTGGAAAGCAACGTTCTTCGTTCAACAGCAAGTATCAATAAGTAATTAATTTTTTAAGGAGACATTCAAATGGCTTTGAAAGCTGATAGAAATGAACTCGATGTCGATATTTCTTTCTTCATGAACGAAACCGCTGAAAAGGGTCAAATTGTTTGCATCAGTACCGCTGGTTCTGGAGCTGCAATGGACCAATCTCAGGCTTTGGTAACGGTTGCTGCTGCAAGCACTACCAATATTCCTGTTGGGGTTTTGCTCAATGATGTAGTTGATATTGACCTCACTCGCCAGCATATTAACTGGCACAAAGATGAAGTCCAGAAAGGTGGCAAAGTTGCCATCCTGAAGAAGGGTTATGTTGTAACTGATCAGATTGAAGGTACGCCTACTGCTGGCGCACTTGCTTTCCTTGACGATGCAGATACTGGTAAATTTGCTGTAGCAGCTTCTGTTGCTGACACCAAGTACAGTCCAGTTGGTCGTTTTATGTCTATTAAGGACGAAGATGGCTACTGCAAAGTTGAAGTCAATCTACCAGTTCCAATGAACAAGGCTGACGCCGCAGGCACAGACGTATAATATTAGCCCTTAATTAGGAGACTTTTAATCATGAGTAAAATGACTAAACCTGATGATCATTTTATCGAACTCATTCAGCGCTCTGGTAGCGTCGATAAGAATGAGGCACTCGCTGCACAGCGAGAATTGGCAGTAGCCTTGGAAACTCCCCTTCGTAAGGGTGTTTTGGTCGGCGATGTTCTTGATGGAATCTTTGAAAAGATCCAGATGGCTCCCGGTTCAGCTGCTGAATTTCCACTTGACCTTTTAGCTCCCGGCACTGAGAATCAACACGTTGCCTACACTAATCCCGGTCACGGTCGTATTCCAGAACGCGCTGTAGAAGGTGACTATGTAATGGTCCCAACTTACACCGTTGCTTCTTCAATCGACTATCTCTTGCGTTATGCACGAGAAGCCCGTTGGGATGTTGTAGGTCGCGCGATGCAAGTTCTTGAGGCTGGCTTCGTGAAGAAGATGAACGATGACGGTTGGCACACACTGTTGGCAGCTGGTGTTGACAGAAACGTCATGGTTTATGATGCAGACGCCGCAGTTGGTCAGTTCACAAAACGTCTTATCTCTTTGATGAAGACTGTTATGCGACGCAACGCTGGCGGTAATAGCGGTTCTTTGAACCGTGGTTCATTGACTGACCTTTACCTATCTCCAGAAGCTCTGGAAGATATCCGTAACTGGGGTATTGATCAGGTTGATGAAGTCACTCGCCGTGAAATTTATCAGGCTGGTGACGATGGCGCTGCTATCACTCGTATCTTTGGCGTGAACCTCCACGACATCGACGAACTTGGTGCTGATCAAGAATATCAGAACTTCTACACTGATCAACTTTCTGGAACCTTTACTGGTTCTGATGTTGAGCTTGTAGTTGGTTTGGATCAGTCCAGCAATGATAGCTTCATTATGCCTGTTAAGCAGGATGTCCAGATCTTTGAAGACGATGCACTGCACCGTCAGCAACGAGCTGGCTTCTACGGTTGGGCAGAAATCGGCTTTGCCGTACTCGACAACCGTCGTATCTT